TCAGTTCAGTGCGCGGCGGCGTTTTCGGCGGCCGTCGGCGCTCGCGTTCACTCTGCGTCATGCGGGCAAAAGTGCGACGGGGCTATTCTGTCGTCAAGCAATATTCGCATGTCGTCCACAAGCAACGGCGCTCGAGCCTGAAGATGTCAGGGGGACATCCTCTTTCCACAGAACCGGCCGCGAAGTTGTTAAACGTCTAACAGGGCGTTAACCCTTTAACAAGTCAGTTAACGGGCGCACCGCGGGGCTGTTAGACGTTTAACAGCAAGGATATCCCCCGCGCACCCTCAACTCATCCACAAGTATTCGCACTGTTAAACGTTGACGCGGAAGATGCAGCCGCTGCACCTTTGGGCTTTGCGGGAGGTCCCAAATGAGCGACAATGAGCTAGCGACCGAGGTCCCTTACCAGCAGGTCGCTGCGCCGCCCTCGGAGCCAAATCCCCCGGCCTCTGGGGGCGGCGGCCTGCTCGCCATGATCGAGCGGCTGGCCACCAATCCGCAGCTCAACATCGAAGTGTTCGACCGGCTGCTCTTGGCCCGGCGGCAGGAGGAGGACCGCGCCGCCGAGCGCGCCTTCAACTCCGCGATGAGCCAAGCGAAGGGCGAGCTGCAGCCGGTCCTCAAGACGCGCGACGTCGACTTCCCGTCGAAGAAGGAAGGCGGCGGGCGCACCAAGTACAAGTACGAGGCCTTCGCCGATGTCGCCCGCATCGTCGATCCGGTGTTCGCCGCGCACGGCCTCGCCTACCGCTTCAGCGTCGAGCAGGGAGGCGAGCTGGTGAAGGTCACCTGCATCCTGAGCCACGACGACGGCCACAGCGAGCGCGTCAAGCTTGAGAGCAAGGTCGATCCTGGCCAGACCGGCATGTCGACGGTGCAGGCATTGGGATCGGCGCTGACCTACCTGCAGCGCTACTCGCTGCGCGCCGCCATCGGCCTCGCCGCCGCCATCGACGACGACGGGCGCGGCGCGGGCGGGACCTCGCCGAGGATCGGAACCGAACAAGCCGCCGAGCTGCGCAAGCTGTTCGATGAAACCGGCCGCAGCCCGGCGACCATGCTCAGGCTCCAGGGCGTCGATGAGATCGAGCAACTGAATGTCGATCAGTTCACGCGGGTCAAGGAAGTCCTTGGCCTCGCCAAAGCGCAGAGGCGAGACAATGCTGCAACCGGGAACGTCTGAGTGGCTGCAATTCCGCTGCGGTTCCGTCGGCGCGTCCGACGCGCCGAGCGTCGTGCGGCGCATCAAGTCGGGCGGTTATAGCGCGGATCGCGAGAGCCTGCTGGCGGCGAAGGTTCTTGAGCGGTTAACCAATGTGCCGGTCACTATCCCAAAGACCTTCGCCATGCTCCAGGGCCAGGAGCGCGAGCCGGAAGCGCGCCTCATCTACTCGATGCTGCGCGACATCGAGGTCGAAGAGATCGATCCCGTCCCGCATCCGCGCATCCAATGGTCGCACGCCTCGCCCGACGGCTACGTCGGCGCGCTTGGCCTGGTCGAGATCAAATGCCCGCAACCGGCGGCGCATCTCGACACGCTGCTCACCGAGACGATCAGCGGCGATTACATGGTGCAGATGCAGTGGCAGATGGCGGTGACCGGCCGCGACTGGTGCGACTACGCGAGCTTCAATCCAGACTTCCCGTCCCACCTGCAACTGTGGATCAAGCGCGTGCCGCGCGATCAGAAGCGCATCTTGGAATTGGAGCGCGAGGTGCAGACGTTCATCAAAGAAATCCAGTTGCGCATCGACCGGCTCTCCGTTCGCTACGAGAAGGCCGCATGATGAGCGATGTCGAGCGCGTGCGTGAGGAAATGCTGCGCATGGCGTTGGGCGTTCATCGCGACCAATTGGCTGACCGGTACGTGGCGGAATTTTATCCACGACTGAAGCGGGCAAGGGCGGCCAAGGTCGCGCCGAGGCGCCCGCAGCGCCGCCCGCGCGAAGTCATCCAGCAAGATGAGCGCGCGCTCGACGCGATCATCAAATTTGCCCCGGCCAAATCCAATGTCGAGATCGGCAATCATTTGGGCTGCGACGGCGGACGGGTTTCGGAGTGCATGAGGGCGGCGCTCGCCGACGGGCGCACGGCGTTCGCGGAGGGCCTCAAGCATCTGAGGGAGGTTGTGCGCCCCGCCTACGAGCGCGGCGACAAGCTGCCTTACCTGCGCTGGCAAAAGGCCAAGAAGACATGATTGCGCGGCTCCGTAGATGGACGCTCGATCTCCTGCGCTGGCTGAAGCGCCGCCCGCTGAAAACAACTGGTTCATCTGAACCCGTTGCTTCGCCGGTCGAGGTCTTCGAGCCTGAGGGCATGACGGAGGTCAAGGAAGGCCTCGCCGAGACTGTCAAGGACGCCCTCGCCGACGCCGTCAAGAAGGGCGTCTCGAAAGCCCTGGCGCAAGTCCACCGCACGCGCAGGCCCGCCAACCAGATGATGCGCTTCAAGCGCACGATCCTCGATCAACTGGACGACAACCTCAAAATCATGGGGCGGATGAAGACCCACTTCCCGCAGGAGTACGGCCTCTATTCGCAGATCGGCGCCGTCGTCCTCAACCGCAACGAAGCGATGGCCGTCAGCCATTGGGTGAACGATCTGGTGAGCCAGCCAGTATCGCCCTGGTTTCTCAAGGTCCGCCCGTCATTCGGCGCCGTCGTGAGCGGCGATCCTTATTCGGCGGACAAGGGCAAGAACCACCCGCTGCATCCGCGCCTGATGCACTTCCTCAAGATGAAGTCGCCGCGCGACATCAAGAAACGCCTGTTCGAGCGCGGCCACGATCCGGTCCAGCCGATTGCCCCAACCTCGGACCTCTACATCTTCACCGAATATTTCGACGAGCGCGACTGGGCGCGGCTATTTCCGAAGAAGACCCGCAAGGACTGGGATCTGTGCCGGTTCTTCGATCACGCCTTCGCCGTCGAGGTGCCGATGGAGATCACCAAGGACGGTCGCGTGCGCCCGCTGAAAATCTTCCGCGAGAAACACTTGCGGTTCGGCCAGGACGGCATCCTCAAGCGACGCTGGGACTACCCCTACCCCAAGGAGTACATCAAGAGCTACAAGAACCAGCTGGCGCAACTGTCGCAGCAGGACTTCATCCTGTGGAACATCGGCCTCATCCTGCACTGGTACGAGGCGGCGACCTACTCGATCATCCAAGTGCGCGCGACCAAGGACGGCGTCTGCACGCTGATCAACGTCAATGTCGAGGAGACGCCCGACTTTTTCGATGACCGCGAGGACGTGATCATCGACGGGATCAAGAAGCGCATCTTCCACATTGTCCGCCCGCATGAGCGCCTCATCTCCCCTAATCGGGCGACCAACGTGCATCTGCACTTTCGCGGCCTGCGCGAGTTCGTATGGAACGGCTATCAGATCGAAATCTCGGTCCCCGGCCGCGACCACTTCCTCATGACGGAGGTCGATATCGCCGCCGTCGATGAGAAGGACCTGCGCGCCGAGGGCGGCCACACCGTGCCTGAGGTGGCGTCGTGGCTCGTCGCCAACCAGAAGGCGCGCTTCGCCGCGATGGTGGGCAAGCGCGGCGTGGAGCCGCTGCCGATGGCGCAGTTCAAGGCTACCCGAAATCCCCCGCCATCACCCGAAAACACCGCGTAGCGCCCATGCAAAGTTTCACGTGGAACGGCGAAGCGATGATCCCGGCGAAGCCCAAGCTCGCCGACAAGGCGTTCGTGATCGGCCAGCGGTACTGGCTGGAGGAAGTCTCCGAGCGGAGCTGGGTCAGCCACCGGCATGAGTTCGCCTTCGTCCACAAGGCGTGGGAGAACCTCAACGAGGAGGACACAGAGCGGTTCCCCTCGCCTGAGCATCTACGCAAGGCCGCGCTGATCGCCACCGGCTGGTTCCGCGAGACGATCATCGAGGCGGGCAGCAAGACGGCAGCGCTGCGCGTCATGGCCTACGTCAAGAACGAGGATGAGTTCGCTCACGTCGTCGTGCGCGGCCCGACGGTCTTCGTGCGCAAGGCGCGCTCGCAGCGCATGCACGGCCGCGACCGGATGGATAAGCAACAGTTCCGAGACAGCAAGGACGCCATCCTCGGCTGGATCTCGCAGCGGATCGGCGTCGATCCCGACCAGCTCCTGAGGGCGGCGTGACATGGAGGAACGCGGCATGATCGACTGGCTCGACCGTTGGCGCAAAATGCAACGGGAGCGCCGTCCCGGCGACGCGCGCTGCGAGAACTGCGTCTATTGGGAGTTCTCCCACTACTGGGAGGAACTCAAGTTCCTCGACGACGACGATGACGCGTGGGGAGACTGCCATCGTCACGCGCCGAGCCCGTTTCAGTCGATCCTGACGAAACTCGGCAATACTCTCGGCTCCGTTGCCTGGGCCACCGAGGCGGCGGCCCACATCAAGCA